TAATTTCGTTACGGCTGTAAAAAATTCCGGCGACAAAACTCATGTAGTTGGAGGTAGTGATGAATGAAAGACAAGTTAAGGATCTTTTAGAATTCACGCAATATGTCGTCGGACTCTTCGACCAGCGGTATCTTGGCATGCGGGCCGAAGTTATTGAGCGGTTAGAAGTCTTAGCCACTAAACAAATTCACTTTCAACAGGAGATAAGAGAAATGTTTTCAGACTTGGAAAAGGCATACGTTGCGGCACTTGATGAACAGACTACGCGAATTGCAAATGAAATTGCGGAGTTGATTGCTTCTGGCGGAGATAAAGACGACCCTGAATTTATGGCGGCGTTGAATCTTCGGCTTGAGGCTTTGAAGAAGGTTGGGACGAAACCTCCTACGCCGGAAGATCCGATCGGAGTTTAGTCCGAAGGACAAGTGGTTTATCCGTTCCATTTAAAAAACGGAAATTTCTTAAAGGATAAGGTACTCTCCCTATTCTATCAAAATAGAGTCAATCGCGGATTATTGATCCAATGAGCTAAGGCCATTCTAACAAGGGTGGCCTTAAGTAATAATAACTCCTGGTGAAACCAGTATGAAATTAAAACCAATCATAAATGATAACCCGGAAGCAATTGATGAAATTCTGAAAGAGACTGGCATCAAGAAAGAAGGGAATAGCCTTAAGGACATTCTTAGTAATTCTGGAATGGGGCTTGAGAATGTAATTCAGAATTTAGCTAATTTAGCATTTAATGCTGGCGATGACGCAGTTAGACTTCGTGCCATCGATACAGGATTGAAGCTCCATAAAGTAATGGATGATGAAAAAGCAGCGGCGCCGGTTATTAATATTACAATACAATCTGTTAACGGCAATCGTGAAATGCACGGCATCGCATCAATTTTAGTTCCAAGAACTATTGAAGTAAAATCACAACTAGAAGGATAACAAATGACAGACTCCACGGCGCCAATAATTGCACCCCTCACAAAAGAAAAGGAACCAAGGTTTTGGACTTTGTGGTATAGATTTGGTACGGTTCCAATTGCCACGAAGTCATTTCAATTTGATGGTAATCTTGAACAAGCAACTATTCGTGCGAGAAAGCATTGCGAGATCATGAGATATCGTTATGTTTTTGTTCGTCCGATGATGGTTGACTTGGAATATCAAGAGAGTCTTTATATTGCAGGTAAGTATAGAGAACTTGATTCACAAATGTCTGATTAAAGGAATAGGAGATTACAATGGACGAGAAACTTAGTGATATAGCCGCAGGAATTGCGTCGCAAGAAAAACCGAGTAACGAAAAGAATTTATGGATGCTTACTCGTGAATGTGAAATGTTGCAAAAGCAATCAGCAGATGCAAGACAGCGTATTGGAAGGTTGGAATCCCAAGTTAGCCGATTTACTTCAATGTTTGAAATGATTTTTCAACAGGAAGTTTCTCAACGAATGAATGGTGATTTTCTATCTCGACAGAGCTGTGACTATGATACAGCAAAGAGGTACTAATGGAACAAGAACGAAAGAAATTAGTTTTCAAAAACACTGACTGGGGCGACAAAGTTTTGGACCCTAAGAATATGCAGCCGTGGAACTACGATTCCTGGCTTTCTATTCTCACGGCGTCGGGTTTTAAACCGGAGCCAGAACCTTTCCGTCCGACTTTTATTCGTGGCAAAGTCATTTCCGGGGATACTGGAGAAATCATCCAGGATATTGAAAGTGATTCTCTTGAAAATTTCCAGAGTTATTTTGCTGACTTTGAAACTGCTGAAGTACTAGCAAAGCGTTACGGCGGTAAAGTAATTGAGCAACTTCACGGCGGCTTAGAAAATGGACCGCGTTTTGAGCCTCCAATGTCCTACGCGATTGAATTTCCGTCGGGGCAGATTTTGAATGCTGGGCTTATGGCTTCCTACTTCATTCGTATGCCGGAAGATGTATTTTCAGGTGCTGCGGAGAAGGCTGTTAATCTTTTGATTGAGAAGCCTAAGAAATAGTGCAACTAGATATAAAATTTCGTAACCAGTTTCAGGAAGATTGTTTCTGGGCTAAAGAACGAAACCAATGTGCATCGGGCGGGTTTAATAACGGTAAATCGTACGTTCTGTGCCAAAAGGCTGTTACTCTCGCCCTCACATTCTCTAATTACAGGTCCGTTATTGCACGACAAACTTACAAGCAATTAAAAGCAACCACGTTACAAACACTTCTCAAAGTTCTTCCTCCTGACGCAATTCGGACTTTTGACCAACAGTCCGGCATCATAATTCTTAAGAATGGTTCTGTTTTTTATCTGATGCATTTGGATGCATATGATGAACAGGATCTGCGCGGGCTTGAAATTAACTCGGCGTTTGTAGATCAGGCTGAGGAGATGCAAGAGGCGATTTACATCATCCTTGACGCTAGAATTGGTCGATGGGATCAGGCAAAAGTACCAAATGAATACCTTGAGAAGTTTTCGGACTGGCCAAAGAATGAGTACGGGATTCCTCGTGTTCCGAATTATATGTTCTTGGCCTGTAATCCTGACTCTCAGTTTCACTTTATTTATCAAAATTATCATCCAGACAGTGTAAATTTACAACCTGGGCACATCATGCTTCAGGCACCGACTGATGAAAGTCTCGGCGATCCTGAAACGATGGCCAGAATGAAAGGGAGAGATGAAAGTTGGGTTAAAAAATACTTTAAGGGCGAATGGGGCATTAGTGAGGCGCAAATACACTATGTTCATCCACAATCAATCCTTGATCCAAAAGACTGTGTTCAATTATTTAAAGATATTCAGCGCCGGGGTAACAATTACCGCGTCTTGGATCATGGCGAAACATCACCTACCGCCTGTGGTTGGTTTTCTGCTCTTAATTCCTGGCATATTGCTTATCGAGAGTACTATATGCCTAATACAGTCATATCAAAACACAGACAAAACATTTACGACTTAAGTAAGACAAAGAATGAATTTGGTGAGTGGGTAGAAGAAGATTACGCCGCCAATTATGCGGACCCGGCGATCTTTAAGCAGGAATCACAAAAGAATGGTGGATTTTGGAGTGTTGCGAATGAGTATGTTACAAAATCTATTTCAGGGCCACCGTTGGCTTGGAGTCCTGCTGACAATAATGAATTTGCTACTCGTAATCGTATTAACGAGTCTCTCATGCTTGATCCCAATGTACGTCATCCTATCACTGGGGAATTGAATGCTCCTCGTTTTTACATGATTAAAAGGACAAGAGAGTATCCACATGGGTTGTCTCACGGGATTAGTGAATTACAGAGTCAGCGGCGCAAACTTTTAACGTCCATTAATGGAAAGAACATTTACGCCGACGATCGTGAAGAATCTATTTCCGATCATTTTTACGACGTTGAAAGATATTACTTTGCAATCCACGGGAAGGGGAAAAGCGAAGGAATAAAAGAACCTCCCCGGCATTCAATGGCGTGGTACAATCGCTTAAGTAAGCGACATATTCAACAGGTACTGGCAGCATCAGACTTAAAATAATGCATAAATTACAACAATTACTTGATAACAATCGCAAGTTAGTTTGTACACTTTCAGTAGGTAATGACGGAACTTGTCATGTATTACTTATGAATCAGGGTCAAATTATAGGCCGTGGTGAATCTATAATTTTAGAAAGTGCTATTGAAAAGTCAATTGCACGGTACGAAATGATGACGGCGCCTGATCCTCGGCAAGAAAAACTTGGACTTGTCTAATGAATATCTTTTGGAAAAATAGTATAAGCCGTGCTAACAAGTACTATAATACTTGGGAGAGTATGTGGCATTGTGATGTCCTTGAGAAGTATTATAAAGGCAAACAAGTTGCAATCCCTGTTAAGGGGGCTGAGCCTTTAAAGGTGAATCTTGTTTATGCACAAATCAAAACAAAAGAAGCAAATCTACTTTTATCATATCCAAAATATCAAATAACTCCCAAACCAGGTAATGCTGATTGGAATCAAGAATTTGCAATGAAGTCGGCGCAGCTAAAAGAGGATGTCCTAAATACAGTCATCGACAATGAGAAAGAGGCGTTCACTAATACGATGCGGCGGACCTTTTTGGATTCGCTATTCCGTTTTGGCGTGGTAGAAGTTGGGTACGCGGCGGATTTTGTTCAGAATCCATTAGCTCATGCACCTTTACTTAAATCTCAGGAAACAAAACCTGGCGAAGATACAGAAGATAAAGATTTAGATGACGACCCTAAGATTGCTCAGATGCCAGAGGAATTACCTGAGAATGAAAAAGTTTACATCAAACGTATTCCGGCGAAGCGATTTCGTGTAGGAACTCGGGATGCAGAAGAATTAGATCGTTGTGATTGGGTTGGCTACTATGAATTTTTCAACGCTGCTGACTTGAAAGTTATTAAAGGCTTGAAGTCAAAATATTTGGACGAGATGACAACTCTTAGCCCAGATGAATACACTGTAGAAGCTCAGACAATGAGTGATGGGCTTGGGAATGAGAAGCCTTTACAAAATACATTAAAAGTCTGGAAGATTTGGGATTTGCGGGCGAAGAAAAAGTTCCTCTTCCTTGATGTTTCGTCGGAGATCATTTGGGAGGACGACTTTAATAGGTTGAACCTTAAAGGCCTTCGCTGGGACTTTGATAACGACGGATGGTATCCAATTCCTCCCGTTTATCAATGGTTGTCGCCTCAGAACGAATATAATGAATCTCGTGAAATGATGCGGAATTATCGCAAGAGATTCTTACGCAAGTATCAATCCGTTGGAAATAAACTTGACCAGGAAGAAATGGACAAGATGACTTCCAATGAAGATGGCAGTATCATTAATGTTGAGCAGGCAGATCAAATTCGCCCCATATCTAACCCGGAGTTATCCTCCGCCGTGAAGGAATCGCTCGTCATTTCTAAAGACGATTTCAATGAAGTTACTGGGGCAAGTAGTGCAGATCGTGGTCGTTCTGATCGTACAACTGCAACCGAAGCTCAACGGATTGCGATGAAGGCAGATGTTCGTGACTCTGCTGAAGATTCGTTAATGATGGCTTTGTACAAGTCAATTGGCCGCGAAGCACTTTTGGTCATGCAGGAAAGATTTGTTGAAGGAACTTGGGCCAAGCTCAGTTCTGATGCTGGCGAGCAATTTTTAGGCGACGTGAATCCTGATGTTACTTTCCAGTATGTGACTGGGGAAGAAATGGATGATGGTTATGATTTCAAAGTTGATTGCGAAATTATTTCTGCATCGCCGTCCAAGAATGAAGATGAGGAAAAGAAGTTTTTGAAATTCATGTCTTACGTGAATCAATTTCCTCAAGTTGCGCTTTCTCCGCTCTTGATTCGTGAAGCTGCTTACAGAGCAGGTTATCGAAATGAGAAGGTAATTGCAGAAATGCAAAAGATGGCACAATTAACAATGTTAGGTGCTGTAGGACAAGCAGGCGGACAACCAGGACAAACAGCACAAGCAGTAACGGCGCAGCAACTTCCGCCAACACAAGAACAGATTACAAATCAATTA